CACGAGAAAAACTCATGACACGGCGTCGTGCATTATGTGTGACATATGCGTGTATGTTCGCCTAGATTGAGCATCTAGCGCGGGTTTTCGCGACCCCCTTTGGGGGTTTGGGCGCCGGGTTGGCGATAACGTAGGTCAGACAAATTTATGATGAAATTTTAGGACACTTTTTACAACTTTCTACGGCATCAATCGGATACCTTGCATTAATGACCACATCTTCACCACAATTCAAGCATTTTACGATTTTAACGGGATCAAGTTTCATGAGACCACATAGCAGCGTAAGATTTAGGGAAATGAACAGCTATTAATTCTTTAATTTGTTGAGCAATCGTCTGATGCTCTAATTGAGTACCATTAGCACACCTTAAATCACAGTATGTCAACCAAGACCTTAAATTGCCATGCATATAAAGCGTAGTACGAGTTGATAAAGGTAAAACATCTCTTGCACATTCTTTAGCAACACCTGCGTCTAGCATTTCATTATAAAGTATTTGACATTGATCAAAAACGAACTTAGCTTTAAGTTGAAGTTCTTGAACTGTGAACTCATCTAGATCATCAATACTATTTTGTCTATTTTTAAGATCTTGTCTACGGAGAGCAGGTACAACAGGGTTATCCTTAACAGGTGCATAGCGTTGAGAGAACTCTTGAAAGGAGAATGATCTATGTCTAAGGATTTGAGCTGCTATTGATCTAGTGGTATTAATCTTAATACACATAGACACCATTTCAAAAGGAGACCAATGCTTATGTTTAATAAGGTAATTAATAAGCTTAGGAGCAGTATCAGTATTAGATTGATTATCAGGATTAGATACTCTAGCCATGTAAGCTATTAAGTCATCACCATCAGGAGTGGAATGTACATACTCAATATTATGCATATGATTAGGTGGAGATAGTAATAAGATTCACAGAGTTCACATTAATGGTGAACATTGAGAATTTAGATTCAGAGTTAGTGGATTTGTGTCATTGGGCTTTAGCCCGTTCTTACAGAGACAACATTCAGGGTTGTCTAATAAAGAAGGAAGGAGGAAGATTGTCATAGACAATCGACGAGTTCCTTCCTCCGCAGAGAGAGGGTCCACCCTTCCCTCTCCCTGTATACATCCCTGACCAAGCCTAAACCCAGGTGGGCACTGAGCTTTTACCTTGTAGGTTATTAGCTTGTTGTCTTTGTTCTAAGTTCATACCAAAAGCCATATGATTAGCAGCAGCTTGAGGGTCATCAAGCCATTCTTCAATCATTTGATTCCAGTCATCACGTTTACGAATATTGACCATTTCTTGAGCAGAGATAGCCATAGCATCTGTGAAGTATTTAACACCTTGAGCTAGGGCATCTAATCTGTCATCGTGTTTAATTGCACCTTTTTCACGGCACATTCTACTCATCTGGTAGAAAAGCATATAGAGGAGTCGTTCTTCAGGTGCAGCGTCTTTGTTGGAGGTAAAATCCCAGTCAACCACAGAACGGTCAACAACAAGACGGTGTTGATTAAGAACTGGCTCAAGGGAGTCAATGATACGGTCTTCTTTTCTGACATTAGCTCTTACTTCTTCTACATCAATTGCTTGTTTAGTTTGTTGGAGATGTTTTTTAAATAGTTCACCAACTATGCCATCACCAAAGTTAGTTTCGATTACAAGTTTAGTGACACCATATTTTTTACAACGTTTTAGAATAGCGAGTAATGTATTGTCTGAGTACCCGTCTCGTGTAGCGAACACTTCGTGCAAGTACAGGAAACCGTTGCGTTGGGAGATATAAGCTGCAGCTGTCTCATCTGTTCCTCTGCCCGACGGATCAACGGAGCAGATTGTTTCTGTGTAAGGATGCCATTCTCCTTGTAACTGCATTGGAGAATAGAAATAGTCTCCAGGTAACCCAACAATAGGGAGGTCTTTGATGACGTTTTGAGGGTCTGAGCACCATACAACGGAGTCTGGGGCAGTAGAAGGGTTAACGGAAGTAACCACAAGATCTGCCATTTTAAGAGGGAATTTTTCAGCATCACTAAGGGAAGTATCTAACATGAATTGCAACATGAAGTTGCTACGACCCATTGAGGCTTCTCGTTCTAGAAGATCCAGGTCATCAAAGCGGTCTTTATCTGTTGGAGTCCAAGGATCTACACCGTTATCAATATCTTCTTGTAGTTGAGGTGCTAGTAGACCTTCGTAGTTTTCTTTCTTACGTGGGTAACGTGCGGTCCATACAAATGGACGATAGTTACGCTCGGCGAGCTTACGATATATGGTGAAGGTGGTTTGGGGAGTACCTAGAAAGAGAATACGGGAATCATCTTTAGGAGTAAGGATAGATTCAGCTTCAGTACAAAGTTGTAGAAGTTTCTCTCTCATAAGTTCTGTCATTGAGTTACCAGGAACTTCAATGTCGTCCAGAATCATAAGATCTGCGCGGCTTCCGGTTAGCTGTCCAGTGATGCCCACCGACTTTACGCTTGGTGCTTGGTGGGGAGAGCAGTTCACATCGAAGCTTACCCTCGACCACCTTGCATCGTCGGACTTCGGACGTAAATGAGAAAGCCATGGTGTTTCAATAATAAGTTTTTGTAGAAAGATAGACATGTTATCTGCACGTTCTTTAGATGCAGAAATGATCATTATTTTCCGTTCAGGGTCTCGAAAAAGCGTCCATAGAACGAAAGCTCCCGTGATCCAACTTTTACCAACCCCACGGAAAGCTTGAATCTGAAGACGTTTAGGTCCATGTTGAATATAGTCTGCGATTGCATATTGAGCACGAGTTGGAGAAGGTAGGTCTAATTGGCTCCAAAGAGCCTGTAGGAATAGCTTAAAATCGTCTGTAAGGAGGTCTAAAGTTGTCATAGGCTAAGATATACCTGAGTGGATAAATGGAGGTGTTCTAGGGTCTTGTGTAATAGTCTTCAACAACTTGTAGACCACTCTCAAAAACAGTTGAGATTCCGCCAATTTTTTCAGCAATTGCAGCTACAGGTGCTCCAACACCAGTCGCAAGAGCAGCATCACTAACTATGTTTGCACTAGTAGTGAGAGTAGATGCAGCTAACTGTGTTCCGTTCATAAGGTTAGGTTCCTGTCTAAATTCGTTGTATCTATCAGCAGTCTCTAAAGCTTGCATTGCTGTACCAGCTCCAGGAACACCATTACGAGCTATTTTTGTCCCACTTCGTTGAGCAGTAGTTGATAAAATATCTAAGGCGTCAGGAATACCAAAATTATGAGCCTGCATTCTTCTGTATAGGTCTTCATCTAATGCAGGTTGTACCTGTTCAATAAAAAGTTTAAGAGCTTGCTTACGTTGATCAAGATCCATGCCTTGAATTTTTTTTGTCAGACCACGTTCAAGACCAGTATTGCGTCTAGCAAAGGCATGATGTAGATCATGTACCGAATCAGGAATGCGACCATTATTAGCAGGATGATCACCTAATGGTGTCATTAGATCTTGTTGAGCATATCTTGCTAGTTCTATAGAATCAGCTGTATTTAGACCTTCAAAAAATTGTTGATAAACACCTCTAGGTCTTATATGGTGATCATTATAACCTTTAGGTGTAGGAGTATCAGCTAGTTTAGTACTGCCGTATGTTTGTTGTTTAAGTGACTCACTTCGAACTTGAGAATCCTGCTTCTGTTGTGCTTTAGGTCTAAGTTTTAATCCAGTACCTTTGTCAGTATTAACAGAGTCTTGATTCTTAGAGTAATGAATATCAACTAAAGATCCATCAGGCAATTCAAGTGGAGGGTAACCTACTTTAGTTCCATTCTCTGCAAAGAATTTATAGGCTCCTTCCCACCACGATCTAGCCCCCGGTGTATCCGGGAGATTGCGGGGATATTTCATAAAAAAAGCGCCCCTTTCGGAGCGCGGTTATACGTTTATGTACAGGTGCTATCTAACTAAGTTTTTATATAATTAGATAGGAGTTGTGTTCTCAACGGATTGTTGAATTGATCAATGAAGTCTCTCCAGTACTGACTTCCTTTATCTTGATTACATCTAAGACAGGCTGCGACCGTATTACGTGTATCTCCACCGCCACGGCAGCGAGGGTGAACATGATCAATAGTAAGGTCGTTAATGTCATAGGTTTGTCCGCAATAAATACAGGTGTAATCGAAGTGTTCTTTAATACCGCGCCTCCACAGGCGCTTAGCTTCTGAAGAGGTCATTGCTATTAAGTTGTAAAGGTAATCGTCAGGGGTAGGGAGATGTGGTGTCATGCATGAATGCCTTTCTTGGATCTATTAGCTTTAGGTGAGGCGAGACGTAATCCTTTAGATGTATGAGATACATCCTTACCGTCTCCTTTCTTACCTATCTTTAAAGATCCAACGTAAGCATCATGCTTTAGTTTTTTACCCTTTTTAGTTTTTTGGTATCTAGATTGTTGTGCTAAACGTTTCTTGTTAGCAGCAGGATTAGCGTCGTAATAACGTTGAGTTCTACCTTTTTCCATAAAGTCTAGTTTGTACCATTTCAGGATCGATAGTCGGCATAATGTTTGCTAACTTATCTAGTGGGTTACCGTCATAAGCAACACCACTAATATCATTTGTTTTCAGCCAATCACAAGCTGCTTTTAAATCTTGAGTAGTAGCCTCGCCCGATTTAATTCGGGCAAGGAACTCTTTAGTGACAAGATTATGCAGCTCGTTGAACTGATCCTCTGTCGCTTTCTTCTTCATTAGTTTAGGTTGACCAAGGTACACCAGTTCCAGTTGTTGGTGTTTTCTTTTCTACCAACTGGTTATCTAAAGCCTGATAAATTTTTGATACTTTCTCTTCACCAATAGCAGCTTGCAACCAAGTAATAGTTTCAGCCTCTGTCACAGAGTCATAAGGAATCATGGTCGCTGGATCAGCAGGTTCTAGACCAATAGATCCATAAGCTCCAACGGTATATGTATTATCTGCATCAGATGCATTAATAGTATAGTGAAGAGTATTGATCATTCCAGTAGCAAGAATGCGATCACACTGAACAACATTCCAGGTATAAGTATTAGACATAATTAATTAGTATTTGTATTTAGAAAGCCCCGCGTTGCCACGGCACGGATTACTATCAACCAGCTTTAAGAGCTTCGACTTCTGCTGATAGTTCAGCAACTGCACCAAGTAGTTTCATAATTAGAATATCGTTCTTAATTGCTTTGTATGAATCGTCTAGCTGCTCGTAAGTAGCTGGCGTTACTTGCTCCTCAGTAACAAGAACTTGCTCGGTAGTTTCAGCTTCAACAACTTCGCCTTCGTCATTAAGTACAGCGGGAACTGTTCTTGTTTCATAGACAGCGGGTACTACAATTTCAGGAGTTAGCTCAGCACCATCTTTTGTACGTGCAATAGTGGTGACGATACCAGGGCAAATTGCCTGAACTTCTTGTGCAACAAGTCCAAGGAAGCGTGTGTCTCTATTAACAACAGGTGCGTCAGCGGTCCAATCCCAGTTACGGAGACTGTTGCCTAAAGCCGTTACATCAGCAAGCTGAGGTTTAGCAGGTTGAACATTAGTCTTAAACCTAGCGTCAGAAGTCAAGACAGAGCCTTGGGCTGAGACGGTGCCATAGAATGAGGCGTTACCAGCTCCATAAATAGAACTGGTTAAATTTCCTGCAGAATTAACTCCAGCCCAAACTCGACCAGAACTGTTGAAGTTCCGACCATATACAGCAGCGGCATTACCAGCGTCGGTTCTGTTATTTTGTGCTGTAAGTCCGTAGTCAACGTTGCCTGATGATGCACTCACACCTGCACCAGCACCCACCCGCATATTGAAGTAAGCCGAGCCGTCTCCGTTAATTAGCGAGGTAACGGTACCTGAATTAAGGGCATATCCATAAAAAATGCCTTCGGATGCGCCTCTTCTAGCCTGGATATATCCTTCATTACCAATTCTCACACTTCTAGCTGAAGTAGTGTCAATAGTGCTTGATCCAACATTGACATGACCCGAGCTGTCGATACGCATCCGCTCTGTTGCAGATCCAGTACCAGCGCCAAAAATAATATTCGCACCTTGAAGCGTTAAATTTCTGTAGGCAACGCCAGGCGTTATGGCGCTAATAGTTGTACCACTGGCATTAGGAAAT